CTATTTTGCTTCCTTGCTTTGGAAGAAAATTTTACCGAAAGCTTCAGCGGTTTCTTTCTGGATGTTTGGTAGAACATGCGCGTATCTATCGATCATTTTTATATCAGACCATCCCATGCGCTCCGAAACGATCTTTGGATTTACATTGGCTTTAAGTAGCATAGTGGCATGGGTATGCCTGAGATCATGGAATCGAATTTTTTTAACTCCTGCCTTTTCAATCAATCGATAGAAAGTCCTCATTAGGTTACGTGGTGTAACTGGTGTCCCGACTGAGGTGCATACCACCAAATCGTTATCTTGATACATACCAGGAACGGCTTCTAGATTTTCTGCCTTACACCGTTTATGAATTAGTTTTAATTCACGGATGGTCTCTGCATCGATAGATACAGTTCTATTCCCGGAATTTGTTTTGGCCCCAACCTGCAATTCTTTACCGTCATGGCTCAATGTCTGTGTGATGGAGAGAATGCCCTTTTCCAGATCAACATCCTTCCAGCGCAGCCCCAATATTTCTCCTTGTCGCATACCGGTTGTTAATGCCAACAAGAACGCAATATAATACCTATCCTTTTCCGCTGCTTTTAGGAAGCTATGGGCCTCATCGACCTCCCATACTTCCATTTCCTTCTTTCGTGCCTTTGGTCTATCCACAACCGAAGCAACGTTCTTTGCAATCATTTCCCAACTTACTGCCTTATTTAACGAGTCGTTGATGATCGTATGAACTTTTTGGATGTTTTCATCTGAAAGTCGTCCAGTTTCAAACAGTTTATTGTATAAGTCTTGGATGTGGCGTGGAGTAAGTTTTGATAACTCGATATTTCCGATAAAGGGAAGAATATGGTTATTTACCAAACCGGTATACGTTTCTAATGTCCGGCGTTTAACTTTTGTCTGCTTGTCCTTTAACCAATCGGCCATGAAAGAGCTGTACAATGCTTTTGATGGCTCAATGTAAGTCCCTTTGTTGAGGTCATTTTGCATTTCAGCCATTGCTGCTTCTGCTTCTTTTTTCGTTTTAAAACCGCGCTTTTTCTTCTTCTTGTACTTTCCACCTTCAGAATAATTAATTTCAAAGTACCAAGGATTCTTTTTCGCGTTTGGGTCTTTATAGACTGGCATTTTGTTCACCGACCTTATGTTCCATAATATCGTTTGGCTGTACACCAAAATGACTACAAATCTTATCAATGATTTCCATTGATACGTACTCATCTTTCCCCAATTTTGCGAGTGTCGCCGTAGATAGTTTCAATGTCTCTCGAAATTCTGTTTTGTTCATTTCCTTTTCAACAAGAAGGTGCCAAAGCGGTTTATAAGAAAAAGGCATAATAAACTTTCCTTTCACATATAATTTATTCTGATTATAGAACTGTTTGTTCGTAAATGCAAATTTAATATTTGAATTTATGTTTAAATTATCATACAATATATTTAGGAATGCAAATGTTGGATTGGGAATGAAGAATAGATTCTTACTAAAAAATCAAGGGGGAATTAACATGAAAAGTACAGCCCAGCGAATCGCTTATTACACTCGAAAAGTTGCACAATATGGTTCAGTTCATCCAGCCAAGCAACGTCCAAGATCGTTTCGATTTCGGCACAACCGTTTAATGCAATATAAAATGGCTTTGCATCGACTGATAGAATCAGAAAATGCATAAGATATTTCCTTGTGAAATATTTAAGGACTTCTTGTGGAAAAATTGAGGAGTTATTGTGTGTTATTAGGTTTTTCATGTTGTAAATTTATATCATGGAAATTAAATCAAGAGCCGCCTTCGGGTGGCTTTTGTGTTTTCCTGGGCAACTGGGCGGGATTTTCAAAATATTGGTTTTGACCTTCCTGAAAGTGGGAATAAACGTTTGAGGGAGGTGAAGAAAAATGAACTTCGGATTAAGTAGCGCAGAAATCATCATGAAAATAGAGGAAGCGGGTCTAAAATATGATAATGTATCTGCTGAATCTATTAGAAATGCCATTGTAAATGTTGTAATAGCAAATAACGCTGCAATTAAAGAAAAAATTGCTGAGGAACTTGCACAAATTGATTTTTCTGAAATGCGCTCTCAATCTTTTCAATTAATTGATCAAGAATTACATACGAAGGGGTTTGTTGAGTCGTATAATGAAGCGGTTAATGATGGGCAAAGTAACACCGAAGCTTTAATAAGTGCTCAGACTGGAATGATGTCAGGAATAATGGGTGCTTTCGTTGAGAATATGTTTGAAGCTTACCACAATAAATTGAAAGAACTGTTCAAAAAATAAAGCGCCCACGCGGTGCTTTTTCTTTTGCTCAAATCTACCGTCCTCTAATCCGAGGACAGTCAACATATCAACAGCCAACAAAGCCTTATGTATCAAGGGTTTCAGCGACTGTACTCTAATTAGGGGACAAACGTTTGTTTGTACTCTAATCCGCTGACAGTACTGTACTCTACGTAGAGGACGGTACTGTCCTCTAATCCGAGGACAGTCAAACTTTTTCCTTCATTAGAGGCAAAACGCTAAAGAAAATATTAAAGAAAAATATAAAGAAATATACTCGCGACAAGTCACTCGTAATAGAGTGGCTATTTTTATTCAAAAAAAGGAGAGGGGACTCATGAATGTTGATGAACTGAAAATCATCGTTACTGATCATGCACATCGACGATACTGCGAGAGAGTCAACATGATCAGCAAAGAAGAACTAGAAAACATTCTATCTGCTGATTGCTTGAGAGAGTGTTACCAAAAGGACGACTATATCCAGGTCGATGATGTATGGTGGAGGTTTGAATTGACAGAAGATCGTTTGATCATCTTTACGTGCTATGGCAAACATCATACCGACTTACCAGCTGCCATTCGCTGGGCCAAGCTTCACAATGACAGGATCGTGCTAAGCGAGGCCTTTGCCGACTTGTAACGTCCCTATGCGTGTGATGGCACGAGGGAACGGTCGTTCGGGATGGGTTTGAATTGTGTGAAAATCAGACACAATTCAGGGGGTGCGGGTCCTTCCAGGGGTCAAAAAGGCAGGCGGGTCGGAAGAGCCCCGAAATTCAGCTAGATTTTAATTTTCAAATTCACTGTCGGTTTTGCTTGGGCTTTTCGATAACTGAGACTTTTTGAAATTCGGCTTCATCTGATGTCACAAAATGAACAGTGGCGAGTTCTAGCCAAAAAACGAAAGTGAGGTGATCAAATTGGCGAAACCAAAGGCGAAAGCTGAGCAGTTACGAGATAAAGAAATATCCACGTCCGAATTGGCCGAAATTGTAGGAAAATCGCCGCAATGGATACGCCAATTAACGAGGGACAATGTACTGGTTCAGGTGGGCCGAGGGAAATACACGCTGGGTGAAGCTGTTCAGGCGTATATCAAGCATGTAGAAGGTGAGTCCAGCGACGGAAAAATTAGTTACCGGGATGAGAAAGCGGAGCATGAAAGGATCAAAAAAGAAATCGCTCAGCTAGAACTTGAGGAAATGCGTGGAAATATGCATACAACTCAAGATGTACAAGAAGCCTGGGCGGATCTGATCGTCGAATTCCGGAAACGTCTTGTATCTTTGCCGCCACGACTTGCTGCACAACTCGCGTTTATCAACGACGAAAAGAAGATCAAGACACTGTTGGAAGCGGAAATAACAACCGCGCTGCAAGTGCTGGCCCAATATGACCCGGTGAAAGAGGGGGCCGGGGATGATGAACAAACAAAAGCTTCAGACTCGTAACCTTTTAAAACAGATTGTACCGTTAGTTGCTCCACCAAAACCGTTAACCATTTCAGAATGGGCCGATCAACACCGTGTATTATCACCTGAGTCATCTGCCGAACCAGGACCGTGGAGAACAGACAGGGCTCCATATCAGCGGGAGCCAATGAACGCGATTAACAGCGGCAAGCATCAGACGATTGTGCTTATGTGGGGCTCCCAGTTGGGAAAGACGGACCTGCAGCTAAACACAATCGGGTACTTTACACACCATGAGCCGGCGCCAATTATGATGGTACAGCCAACTCTTGAATTGGCAAGAGACTTTTCAAAGGACAGGCTTACGCCGATGTACCGTGACTCCAAGGTTCTGTCTAAACTAGTCACCAAGGATAAGAGCCGGGATAGCAGCAACACGGTTTTGTACAAATCATATCCAGGTGGCCGGATTAATATAGCTGGTGCGAACTCACCGCGCTCTTTGGCATCGAAACCAATCCGGGTTGTTCTTGCCGATGAGATAGACGGATATCCTGTTTCGGCGGGGGTAGAAGGTGATCCGGTATCACTTGTTTCTGTGCGACAAGAGACGTTTCACAACCGCGTGCGTGTTCTCGTTTCAACTCCTACGATCAAGGGCGCATCCAGGATTGAATCATTTTATGAAGATAGCACAATGGAAGAATGGTGCTGTCCTTGTCCATCATGCGGAGAATACCAGCCTTTCATATGGGAACAAATTAAATTTGAATACGACGAAGAAAGCCGTCAGACAACAAGCGTCCATCATGCTTGTAAGTTTTGTGGCTCTTTGCATACTGAACAGGAATGGAAACAAGATTATGCTGCTCGTGGAAAGTGGATTGCTCGGAAAGAGAATGCACATACTCGTGGATTCCATCTGAATTCTCTCGCGAGCACTTTTGTGTCCTGGGAGCATGTCGTTAACAAGTTCAAAAAGGCCCATCGCGAAGGAAAGGAATCACTCAAAACTTTCTTCAACACATCTCTAGCGGTGTCGTGGGAAGAAAAGGGAGAACAACTGGACGAGGAAATCCTGCTCAACAGGCGGGAAATTTACCATGCAGATGTACCAGATGGGGTGAAAATCCTCACGGCAGCTGTTGACACTCAAGACAACCGGTTCGAGGTTGAAGTACAAGGGTGGGGCGAAGGACATGAAAACTGGCGTATTCAGTATCACGTAATCTATGGAGACTTGAAACAACCGCAGGTATGGGCCGACTTGGACGAGTTCCTAAAACGCACCTGGCAGGATGCAGAGGGGCGTAGATTCCCAATTGCAATTACCTGTATGGACTCAGGCGGCCACTTTACCAACGAAGTGTACAGATTTTGCAAAGAGCGGGCCGCTCGGCGGGTATTCGCCATTAAAGGGGAGAGCTCCGGGGATGGGACATATTTGCCACTGGTAATTGGTACGTCTACGAATAATCGATACAAAGCTACTGTCATTCGCCTGGGTGTTGATGAGGGGAAATCGAAAGTCATGAGTGCAGTGTCCTTGCTTCCTGTGGATGAGAATGGGAACAAAACAAGAGGATATTGCCACTTTCCCTTGACCACTCCAGAGAAAAATAGAGGATATGAAAGACAGTATTTTGAGGGATTAACCGCGGAAGCTCTGCAAACACGGTACAAAATGGGTGTCCCTTATCAGGTCTGGGTCAAAATACGAGCCCGAAATGAGCCACTAGATTTGGCCGTTTATAACAGGGCTGCAATTGAAATTCTTCAACCCGATTTGGATAATATGCAACCGTTCTGCTCTTCTCCGATAGAAAAAGTCGTGCAAGTGAATCCGACCACACCAAAACGACGGCGTGGTACCGCAAGCAGTGTTTAACCATTGAAAGGAGGTGAAAGGAAATGCCTTTGTACACATATGAAGTCGCTAAACAGCATCTTGATGCTTGGATAGCTGCTGAACTTGCTATTTCAACGGGGCAATCATATAGCATTGCAGGAAGGTCTTTAACTAGGGCAAATCTCAGCGAAGTGATGCAGCAGATAAAATATTGGCAGAAGCAACTAGATGACATACAGCGAAGTCAAAGCGGACTGGGTCCGCGACGTAGAGTTCGTAGGTATGTTCCGATTGACTTATGAGTCGCTGGAATCGATTCGTGGAGCTAATTTCGCCTTCTTCTGCGCTAAAAAGAGAGAAGGCGTTGACCGAAATCGCTCGGCAGCGAGCAATAAGGGAAGTATTCAACCAAGGATATGGAGATCATGGCGGAAGTCGGCGGAAGAAATCTTTGACTGCATGGAATCCTGCAGCTGGTGATGCCGAGGAAGACATTCACGTAAACCTGGAGGACCTGCGGCCACGAGCTAGGGATCTCTTCATGGGCGGATCACTCGCAAACGGGTCTATTAAAACACTCAGAACAAATATAGTCGGCACGGGGTTAAGGCTGAAACCTTCCTTCGATGCCGATTTTTTACGCTTATCAGAGGAGCAGGCTAGACAATTGAGAAGGCAAATTGAACGAGAATTTGCTTTGTGGGCGGAGTCTAAGGATTGCGACGCCGCAGGTATGAACAATTTTTATGAACTTCAGCAGCTCGCATTTTTATCCTGGATGATGTCCGGTGACGTGTTTGTTTTGCTACCTCTCTTGCCCCGGAAACATGCCATTTACGATCTGCGTGTCAGGCTACTGGAGGCGGATCGGTGCAACAATCCGATCACCAAAGCAGCAGAGTTAAATAATCGGCTAAGTAGCGGCGTAGAAGTCGATGCAGACGGGATGGTTGTCGCCTATTGGTTTTCAAATAAGCATCCAGGTTCCTCCCACGCTTTACCAATGGAGTGGCAGCGGGTACCCGTTCTTGGAGAGGAAAGCGGCAGGCGGAATGTCTTGCACTTAATGGAGGCGGAGCGGCCGGAACAGCGGCGTGGCGTGCCGATTCTAGCACCTGTTATCGAATCATTGAAACAGTTAGAGAGATACACTGAGGCAGAGCTAATGGCGGCCGTCATTAGCGGCATGTTCACGGTGTTTATCGAGACTGAGAGTGAGGATGCAGGGGAATTTGGAATAGCGCCTATTGATAATCCGACAGGGGAACCTCTTCCAAGTGGTGGTGGTGATGATGACCTTCGTCTTGGGAATGGAGCTGTACAGTTTCTTCAGCCTGGCGAAAAAGCAACGATTGCAAATCCAGGTAGGCCAAATTCAGGGTTTGATCCATTTGTAACGGCAATCTTGCGGCAAGTCGGCGCTTCGCTTGAAATACCGTACGAGTTGTTGTTAAAGCATTTCACTTCCTCATACTCAGCATCAAGGGCGGCGCTTCTTGAAGCATGGAAAATGTTCCGTATGCGTCGAGCGTGGATGTCAGCAGACTTCTGCCAACCAATCTATGAGGAATGGTTCGCTGAAGCAGTAATTAAAGGGCGTATAGACGCTCCAGGTTTTTTTGATGATCCGTTGCTGTTAAAAGCCTATACACGAGCAGAATGGCATGGTCCTTCGCAGGGTCAACTCGATCCAGTGAAGGAAGCGAATGCCGCTGTTATCAGAGTAGAGAATGGTTTCAGCACGCGACAGCGTGAGGCTGCGGAGTTGACCGGATCTGAATACGAAAGCAACGTTCAGCAACTCGCATATGAAAAGAAAATCCGTGAGCAATATGGTGTCGGGGAAGGGGGTGAGAAAATAAATGACCAGGAAGAAGATCAAGATTAACGGAACGATAACCAGTGACAGCAATGCTTTTATCTACAAGTGGTTCGGAATCCAAGTGGCAAGTCCGAGTATGGTTGCGGAAGCGTTGGAAGAGGCAGCGGGTGAACCAGTTGAAGTGTTGATTAATTCAGGTGGTGGCTCAGTTTTTGCCGGTTCCGAAATCTATACCATGTTGAAAGATTATCCCGGTGAGGTAGTCGGCAAGATTACTGGCCTAGCTGCTAGCGCGGCATCTGTTATAGCAATGGGAGTAGATCGATTACTCATCTCGCCGACAGGTCAAATCATGATCCACAACTCCTCCACTTACTCAGAGGGTGATAGGCATACACACAGTCATCAAGCGGACATGCTTTTGTCTGTAGATGAGGCTATTACAAACGCATACTCCCTTAAAACAGGGAAGAGCAAAGAAGAATTGCTTGGACTCATGGACAAAGAAACCTGGCTCAATGCTCAGAAGGCCGTTGAGCTTGGGTTTGCCGATGAAATCATGTTTATTGATGCTTCTGCAGATGTTAGCAACAGCATGCCTTCATTTGTCGAATTGCCTCAAGCAGTCATTGATAAGGTTAGGAACGAGCTTATTAAAGGTAATAGCCAGCCCAATCAACAAGTCAATGAAACACAATCTAACAGTAACACAACACACATAAGCGAAGAAGGGGACGACAAGGTCATGAATTTAGAAGATTTGAAAGCCAAACATCCTGAACTATATCAGCAGGTGCTCTATCAAGGAATCACGCAGGAACGCAACCGTATAACCGAACTTAATGCCCTGGCTGACGCGCCGGGAGCAGCAGCTATTGTAGCGCAAGCAATTGAAGAAGGAAAGACAGCCGGAGAAACCGCAATGGAGATCGTGAAAGCATCAAAAGAACGTATTGCTGATGAAGGAAAGCGCAGAGCACAGGATGCAAAAAACAGCGGCATTGACAAGGTGGAGCCGGATGAAGCTCCAGAAACACCAAACGCAGAAGCAGTACAACAAGCCGAAGCGGATGCTCTTGCCGCAGAAATTCTGAATTTGAGAGGAGTGCGTAAATAATGCAAGCATATGAAATTGACGGTTACGATAAACTAATCGCCGGAATGGTACAGCCACTTGTCACACAATCCATCATCATTAATGCAGCTGCAGGGGCTGTGTTCACCCGTGGCACTGTAATGGCTCGGACAGGTTTTGCCGCAGATGGAACCTGGATTTGCAAAATTGTTAATTCTGCGGCAACACCAGCCGAAGAAAAAGTACCTGTTGGAATATTGGCTGATGAAGAAGTCGATGCCACAACAGCACAACAACGTGCAACCATCTATGTATCTGGGGAATTCAATCGCGATGCCCTAATATTTGGCGGTACAGACACGATCGCAACTCATGAAGCAGCGTTGAATAACGCAAAAATCTATACCAAGCGGGTCGTAGAATAAGGAGGTTTTATACGATGGCTATTAAAGATTTGTACTCGTTCCCAACTCTATTAAAGGTGATCGGACAGTTGCCGCCACCAAGTACGTACATCTTGGATACTTTCTTTCAAGATGGTGAGACGTTTGATACAGAATATGTGGAAATTCAGACCATGAAGGGTAACAAACCGATTGCGCCATATGTTTCGGAGTTACAGCCGGGAAAAGTCATTCTGCGTACGGGCTTCACAGCGAAGCAATATAAACCCGCATTGATTAAACCAGCCAGACCAATAACCGCAATCGATCTCAAAGTCCGTAGTGCCGGGGAAAGCCTAATTAATCCGGACCAGCCGGAGGTACGCGCTCGTAAATTGTTAGCCAAAGATATTATTGACCTTCAGGATACCATTACACGTCGATTGGTGCAGCAGGCGGCGGAACTGATGTTTACGGGCAAGGTCACGCAGATCGGCGAGGGTGTAAATCAGGTAATCGACTATGATTTCACTAACATCGTAACGCTGTCCGGTACAGATCTATGGAGCAATTCGGGATCAGATCCACTAAAGTTCCTTGCTGACCAGAGGAAGGTTGTAATGGAAGCTAATGCACCAACACCGAACATTGTTCTGGCTGATTATGATGCTGCAGTAGCTTTGATGCGTCATCCTAAAATTCTGGAACTAGCCAATAACCGGGGCGTTGATGTGGGAACCATTGACACGACTTTGCTACCGGACGGTGTAACATATCACGGCCGACTGCGTGATGTTGGTATGGATGTGTATAGCTATACTGGCACTTACACGAATGACAGCGGCGCAGAAGTGCCATTCATTCCAGCAGGTACAATTGCTATTCTTTCGAGTCGTGACAAATTCACGTTTCATTATGGCGCGAATGTCATTATGGACCCGAAAACCGAACAATTTGTTCGAGTGATGGGGAAAATAACTCCGCAATCTTGGGTGACTGTCGAACCGGCTCAGCGTTGGTTGCAGATGCTTTCTCGTCCGCTGGCCGTACCTGCCAATGTTGCAGGGTGGGTAGTCGCAAAAGTCCTATAAACAGAGAGGTGTGATTTAAGTGGCAGTGATTGCTAAATCCCATATCATTCACAATGGAAAGCATTATTACCCAGGAGACGAGATTCCGTCATTGAAAAAAGAAGAGGCTGATCGTCTTATTGAGCTTGATGTAATCACCGAGGAAAAGACTAAATCTAAGTCTACAGTAGATCAAAAAAGTAAGGAACCAGAGACATGAGCCTGTTCAAAGATCAGCTTGAAGTGGATGTAGATATTTTTTTGAACATAGATGAGTTCGGCGAAACTCGAAATATTGACGGTAAAGATATGACCGTCATTGTAGATGACGTCCATAAACAGCCGAATAAAGAGGATTATGACTACGACAACATGGGCCGTGAAGTCTATGTGAACGAGAAAATCCTTTGTGTAAAGAAGAGCGATTTTGGCGGAGTGCCCATAATTAGCCATAAATTCAGACTTGATGGTGAAAGTTATGTAGTTAAGCATTGTTCCGAAGAGTCAGGGATTCTTATTATTACCATTCGTGGTGGTTCGGTATGATTGAACTTTCTATTCAGCAAATAGAAAAAGCAGAGAGGTTGCTGGCTCATATCCCTAAGGCTGCTCCCAAGGCCATGTCCAGGGCGGTCAATCGCGCAGCTGAATCAGCCCGAACTGAAGCAAGCAGGAAAGCTCGGGAATCATACTTTACTCGACACAAGGACATTATTGAGACGATTAAACTTTACAAGGCATCCGAGAGCGATCTGAACGCTATTGTTGTTTCAAAAGGTCCTATGGTTCCTCTTTACAAGTTCAAAGTTACCCCAAAAGGAGTACAACTC